ACTTGGTTGTATTTGGGTAAAAGCTAATAAGTGTCCAAATGATGAGAATACTCCATGTGGTCAAGGGTCTGGGAAAGGGTTTGGCGATAACTGCTGGGAGTGTTCTCCGTCTACCGATGCTTGCTGCTCTCAAACTGCGAGGGGGAAAAGAAGTAATGGAGGGACTTTAATATGCCCTAAAGGAAGTTGGCCCACCGAGCAGTCTTGTAAAGAAACTTGTATGCATGATTGCTATAAGTGTGATACTTTTAATACTGCTAAGACAATTAGTATACCTTGCTCTACTCCTTGTTCAGAGAAGGGTAGGTATGATACTTTAGCGGAAGCTCTTGAGAACTGTTCTATAGAGCAACCAGAATACCCCTTCCCTTTCTTTACTGATGTGGCATTAAATAAAGTTTATCGTCCTGATATTATTGATACTGTATTCCAAAGAAACTATAGCAATCAAAAGTATGGAGTAAAATCTACTTTTACCCCAATAGTTAATAGTACTTTCATCAACAAGACTCTATTCAGAGATAATATTCATATGGGTATTAGAGCTACTCATGACATTAATAAGAGGTACTTAGAAGAGTTTAGTGATTTTCCCTATAGTAATATGTCTAATTCTAATATAGAGAGAAGTTTACGGAAGGACTTACCTCCTCTATTAGATAAGATTAAGTTAGCTACAGGGGAATCTATTAAACCTCATATCTTAAATACTATACGAGGACTTATCATATCTGATAGAGTAGATGTTATAGATGGAGATGAGTTGGTGGAGTCTTTACAAAGTATTTTAGATCAGCAAGATAATTACCCAGACACTAGAGGAACAGTAGTTACTGTGAGGGGGACACATGCCTCCGAAGCAAAAGCTCTCAGATTAGCCACAGAAAATTCGTACTATCTTAGGGATGATAGTTATGGTGAACTAGCAAAACAGCGTCTTAAGTTGTGGAAAACTTTAGCTCCCGATCTTAATAAGTATCTTCCTGTTAGAGGATCTAATGGGGAGGTAACACCTTTCTACTTCGCTACTGATGATACTATTGTATTAGATGGTAGTGGTACTCTTACTATGAGTGATGGGGAGTTAGTTAAGATTACTGTTGGTAATGGTGTAAAAGAGATTCCCGTGCAGGGAGATTATGATAGAGCAAAAATTATACAAATAGAAGACCTACAAAAAATAATGTTTATTTTGGGCGAGAGGTATGATTTTAAAATGGAAGTTACTACTGATCCTACTTTAAGAGTGGATGAGAGGTATGGGGTAGCAGACGCAAGAAAAAATTTCTACCTCCTCAAAGCAGAGGTTAGCGGTGTAACCGACTTACCCAGAAAGAATGCTTTTGTAGCTAAGACAGAAGTTGAGTATACCTATATGGACTCTGTAGACGCTAGAAGGGATTGGGTGAAGTTTAAGCCTTGGCCTTATATGGTATTTTATGTTGATTGGGCAGACCCTATTATCAGCTACATAATTAATGGAGGTACTATTAAAATAACTTCTAAAGATTTTGTATTTGATATGTTTGATAATGAGGAGTTAGTACAATTCCCCAGGAGAATACCCTTTACAGTTGCTATCATTCCTACTAATAAGGTAGGTAATTTAACATACCCCAGTATTTCTAAGCAGTCCTCTTATGGAGTACGAGAAATTACTTTTAATATTAATCCTGATCCTAAAAAGAACGACACCTGGGAGCCAGTATATTTAAAGGAATCAAGATCTTGGCCTAATCCAGGGGTTGAGGTAACTAAGAAGAATGATTTCTTTGCTTTAGATTATTCTATGGCACCTAAGCAAGTGAAGGATTCTCTGCGTTATCAAAATGATAATGTTCAGCCCACAGGAGAGCGTCCAATGTTTGGGATGAGACAAATACTTAAAACTTTAAAGGAGTTTAAGGACAATTGGGTTCTTCGTAATAATAGAGATGTAATGTGGTATGATGTCTATGATAAGATGGATAGAAGTAAAATGAAATTCTTATTTACAGAATGTGTAAACTGGGAAAATCAAAAATCTCTATTCTTAATGGGGAAAATCTCATCAGATGATACAGTAAATGCTAACTATCCTAGAGTAAGAGATGTTAAGAGTGATGGGCTTCCTATTACCGATAATTTCTTTAAGACTCACACAGTCCTTGAGCAAAAGCCCCTTATAGACCAAATACCCGAACCCGAGCCATTACCATGAAATTAGTAGCTGTAGTAGGAGATATGTCTAGTCACGGAAACGGAAGTATAACTGCTGTTGGTGGCGTTCCTTCTGTAACGGTTAATGGGTTACCCATAGCTATTAATACTGGGTTGGGCTCTGGGGCAGATAGTGATGCCGATTGTGATCCTGACTCTCCAGATGCACATTGTTCGTATTCTTCGGACCCAGCGGGGATGTCTGGACCCGTTGCAGGGTCTTTGAATGTTCTCGTTAGGGGTGTACCAGTGCATGGAGTTGGGGACCTTAGAGGATGTGGGGCAACAACTATCTTAGGTCCTACTATTAGAACAGTTACTATGAACTAGGAATTTTTTATAAAATATACCCCATTAAATTTAATGAGGTCTACATATTAACAGACGGGTATCTCCCCGCATACTTTTTTTTGGAGAAAAAAATGAATAAAATAGTTACTGATGATTTTGTAAGCCAGTTACTTGAGTCCAATGGTTGGGACAAGGCTGGTATTACTATTAATGAGAAAGTGAAAGGTACTGGTCCTGAAGTGGAAGGTGCTAAGGAAGTCGGTAAGAGTGCTTACGACAATGATAAAAACGACCCTAAAGGTATCACTGAGGAGCATGTTTGTCCCCTTTGTGAAACTTCTTTAGAGGAAGCTATATCAAATGAGGCTCTTGAAGAGCATACTGCCGCTATGATGCAAACTTTCAAAGAGAATGGTCTCATTAATGAGCAAGTTGAAGAGTCTTTTATTATTGAGAACGCTGAAGAAATTCTTAGTGTTCTTTCTGAGGCTGGTCTTATTGTCGAGGCTGTTGACGAAGACGACGAGTAATGGGTATGTTAGAAGAGTCGGGAATGAGTATTGGGGACTTTGCTATGTCTCTAATAGACTCTGGACAGGTATCAAAAAAGGGCACTACTTCTGAAGTAGCTCGTCCTAAAGAATTACCTGCCACAGATGTCGATATATCTGATGTTGCTATTCCTGGCTCGATGGTTGAACAAGTTCTCCAAGAATCGTTTGGTATGAGTAATGAGGCTCCTAAACGGGAAACCGTTAGGGAGCCCTTACTAACCGAACAAGAACTTCTTCAAGAAAAAATTAGTAGTCTGAAGTCTGAATTAGTCGAGACTATTAATAAGTTAACATCCTTGGTTTCTGAGGCTGCTAAAATGGTAGAGAATTATACGGGAGTTACTAGTCTAAGTGTTAGTATGGAACCCCCTAAGAGAATTAAAAGAAAGAAAAGAACGAAATAAAAATGGATATGGAAAACCTTCTTAAACTACTTAATGAGAAAAAAAGTAGCCGTTACCCCTCTGGTAGGGGTAAGTACAAAACTAAGAAGAAGGGGGGTAATCTAGCTATTAAATCTAGAGTTAAGATATACCCTACTATAAAAGCTGCTTTAAAATCTCATGGCCCAGGGCATATTTTCTCCACTAAAGGATCTAGAAGACTTTATGTTATTTCAAAAAGAACTCATGGTGGGACAGATTCAGAGTCGGTAGTAAGTGGAAGGATAGCAAAAGGATTTACCCCAGGAAGTGCAACTCCTAGTGCTGAATGGGGTTCAGTAAAAGACCACGCTGCAAGGGTTGGTCATAAGTACACTGGTAGAAAGGCTAAGAAGCTTTCTGCCAAAGCTAGAAGAGAGAAATTAGCTAAGAAAGGTAAGAAATATCGTAGAAAAACTAAAGGATAAACTATGCAACTATTAGAAGACACATTTATTATTGAGAACCTACAAGTTATAAACGAGGGCGCAGGTTCTGGTCCTATGAGGATTAGGGGATGCTTTCAAAGAGCAGATGAAGCTAACAATAATAAGAGAATTTACAGCAAGCCCTTGTTAGAAAGAGAGATCAATAAGCTTGTAGAGTCCATCCAAGAGAGAAGATTGATGGGAGAATTAGATCACCCTCAACATGACTCAGTTAAGCTTTCTAATGTATCTCACCTTATTACTGGTCTCAAGATGAAAGGTAAAGAGGTTATAGGTGAGGCTGAGATCCTTAATACTCCTTCTGGTAAAGTTGCTCAAGCTCTTATTGAGGGGGGTGTTAAGGTTGGTATCTCCTCTAGAGGTATGGGCACCGTGAGTGAAGATTTAGATGGAAGCAGACATGTCAATGAAGACTTTAGATTAATCACTTGGGACTTGGTTGCTGATCCCTCAACTAGGGGAGCTTACCCTGGACTTACAGAGTCTACCCAGATCCAAGAGATTATTGATAGAGTCTACCCAGAAGCCCAAAAAGTTAAGAACTTTACTACTCTTCTTAAGGAGGAGCTTAGTGGTAAAAAAAAAGATTTGATTATTGAGAAGAAAAATAATTTCCGTCCTTCTGCTGAAATACTTAAAAGTATCAGAGATAGCTTGATGGAGAAGAGAAATCCACATCAGCGGAGACCCCACAAGAGGAGGACTTCTCCGACTACTCCTCCGACTACTCCTCCGACTACTCCTCAGGGAACACAAATAACCCCAGAGAATGCACCAGCATTTAGTACAGCTATCGAGAAAGCGAAAGAATCAGGAGAGCCAGTAAAATTTAAACTAGGCCCAAATAAAGCAGGACAGGGAAACAAAAAATAATAAAAAACACCTCTAGTAATATAGGGTGCATACATATAAACAGATAGGAGACTTAATTATGTCAGACAAAGTAAAAGATATTGCAGACTTACTTCCCGAAGGGATGAGCCAAGAGCTTATTTCAGAGGTTGCAAAGGTTATGCAGGATGTTATTTCCGAAAGGATTGATGAAGAGATGAATGTTCTTTCTACTAAAGTTCATGGTTTCCTTCGTCATCAAATGGATACTATCCAAGAGGCTGCTCTTGATGAGCTTTCTGAGTCCCATGAGATTTATCGTGACGCTCAAGCCCTTAAGGATATTAAGACTGTTCTTTCGTATGAAATCGAAAGAGATGATCTTGATCCTATAGTTAACAAAGTTAATGAAGATGTCCAAAAAGTGGAGAGCGATAATGAAGTTCTTGTTCAAGAATTAGCCTCCTCTATCAAAGAAAATTCTCGTTTAGAAAGAGTTATTACTAATCTTGAAGATAAAGTAGTGACTTTAAACGAAGGAGTTGTACAACTTCAAGAGTCCAACGAGGCTCTTGAGGAAGAGTTAAATAGTGATTTCGAGTCCACCGAGAAAGCTATTGTTATTTCCGAAAATGTGGACGCACCTGTGGAGGACGACCAGCCCAACTTAACTTTAGGGAATCCGTTCTTAACTGAAGATGTTATGGCTTATATGCCTGACACTAAAAACTGATAAGGAATATTCCTATGATTGATACTGAAATTATGGAACCTGGGGCTGATAGTGCCACGCTGGCAAAGTGGGCTCCCGTTCTTGAAGGCATCGAGGATTCCTACACTCAGAGAGTGACTGCTCAACTTCTTGAGAACCAAGCTAAAGCTATCGTGTCTGAAAAGCTCGATGAGGCCCAAACAGGTACTCAGGATCTTGGTACTTTCCAGAAGTTCGCATTCCCTCTCGTCCGTAGAGTCTTCCCTGAACTGATTGCTAATAAGATATGTGGCGTTCAACCCATGAGCGGCCCCGTCTCACAAATTTTCTACCTTGGTTCTGATAGAACTGGTGCTGGAACTACTAGAAATATTTACAGTAAGTACGACCTGACTTGGGGTGGTATGCAAACCTCCGCTATTGGTGGTCTGGCAGATACTATTGATGAGAATACTTATGACCTTTCTAATATGAGTCTGGCTGGTAGTGGGGCTGGTGGTCCTTCTAGCACCTATGGTGGTCAGATAGCTAACTTCCCCCCTGCTGCCTCTGGTAGCACTTGGGGATTCACGATGAGTGCTGGTGAGGTCCTGACTGGAACTGGTATTCCCGACATGACCTTCCACATCGAGCAACAGCCTGTTGTTGCTCGTACTCGTAAGATGAGAGCCCTTTGGACTCTTGAGGCTTCTCAAGACCTTAAGGCTTATCACAACATGGACCTTGAGCGTGAGCTTACTGAGCTTCTTAGCTCTGAGCTTCGTCTTGAGATCGACCGTGAACTCATTGAAGATCTTCGTATGCTTGCTTACGATGTGACTGGGGCTAATAACACTCCTTTTAACAGAACTAACCTTGATTGGGGCAACAGCAACAACTTTGCTGGTCAGACTGCTGGTACTAACGACTCTAACTTTGGCGATTTCCAAAGTGGGTTCACTGCTACTGGTAACCCTGCTGGAAATTCTACGGAGAATATCTTCCTTATGGATTGGGGTAGCTCTGCTCTGAACTTTGCTCCTCGTCATGTTGGCGATACTTATGCTAACTTGCTTGCTCTTTTAAACATTGCTTCTCAAAGCATTTACAAGAGTACTCAGCGTGGTCCTGGTAACTGGATTCTTTGCGCTCCTGTTGTTGCTTCTATGCTTGAGTCTTCGGCCAAGCTTCAAGGTGGCATTGATCGTGCAGACGCTCCTACTAACATGAGTAAGAACGGTGTTTCTTATGTTGGTAAGTTCATGGGTCGTTACGACATGTATGTTGATCCTCTGTATCCTGAGGACGAAATCCTCATGGGTTACAAAGGTTCTAGTCCTATGGACGCTGGTTATGTGTACGCTCCGTACATTCCTCTCCAGGGTCTGCCGAAAGTCGTTGATCCCAACACTTTCCAACCTCGTAAGGGTCTGATCACTCGTTATGGCAAAGCTGCTATTACCCCGTCATCTAGATTCTATCGCGTTATTCGTTTTGCTGGTCCTTCGGGTCTGCTTGGTGGATGGACTAAGACTGCTAGTTCTAATAGTGGTGCTACTGCTTAATTAGATACTAATTTATAGTAACAATAGAGCGGAGATGAAAAACTCTCCGCTCTATTTTTGTTTTAGGGCTATATAAAATAGAAGTATTATGTATAAGTATAAAAGTACCTGTAGATTTAAGATGCTCGTCTACTCTGGATCAGAAATAATTGAAGTTAGACCTCAAGAGATTATTTCTTCCAAGGTGGAATTAAATAATAGCTATCTTAAATTAATTCCAAAGGTAAAAAAAGTAAAGAAGGCTAAAGTAACTTCAAAACCTAAACCAAAAAAGGATATAGACAATGGCTACGATAGGTAATCCAATAATGCGGGGGTGGGGAGATTCAGGAGCTAGAGTTCCTATTTCTAATAATATGCTAGAGAATGAGCCTCTAGGATATATAAATCCAGACACTCTTAATACAGCTACTGAAGCATCTTTAGTAGAGTTTAATGCTTTCGAAGAGACTATCAATAGTTTTGTGTTAGCTAGGATGGGTCATCCTATTGTACGAGTAGAACTTACACCCTACCAAATAAAGACTTGTATAGATGAGGCAGTTACCAAGCTAGATTATCATGCACCCAAATGGGCTACACAGATGGCTGTATTTGATGCTTCTGCGGGGGTTAATCTTTATGCTCTTCCCACTTGGGTTGTACATAATTTAGAGAATGTAGTTTATAAAAAATCTTTATTAAGTATTCAGGCTCAGGCAGGAACCTTAGAATTTGACTTTTTCCTTAAGTATTTCCAGGATAATTATCTGTTTAATAACTTTAGTATAGGTGATTACTATCTCCTACAATCTACTATGGAGATGACTAGGAAGATTCTTGGGCAGGATGGTACTTGGGATATAATTAATGGTCAGTATTTACAGCTATATCCACCCCCAACAACTACCCCAGAACCTGTTGTAGTACAGTATAGGGCTATAGATACTAATGTTATAGCTCCTGCGTGGAGAAATTGGCTTCAAAAATATGCTTTGGCTTGTGCTAAGGTGGTACTTGGAGAGATCAGAAGTAAGTATGCGGTAATTCCTGGTCCAGCAGGAGGCGCACAGATGAATGGGGCAGCCCTTATACAAGAGGGCAATCAAGACAAAGAAAAACTTCAACAAGAATTGGTGTCTGAGATTGAACAGCCACCTAGATTCTCTACTTACTAATGGCTAATAAGAAAAAATATAGGGTAACCACACCCATGCCCCCACTCCCTGAGCTTTTGGGGGGAACCGAACTTAGTCTATTTGATCAGACTAATAACGATATTAATTTATTTAACTTAGTTGATGATGAGATCATTAGATTAGGGGGTTCTGAATTACTTTACTATAAGTTTAGAATGGGGGATGAGGATTACGATCAGACTTACTTAGAAGCTAGAAGTAAGGTATTGGATTCAAAACCTATGCTTGTGTATGGTCATTACAACCCTACTCTTTTGGAAGAAACTTTGTCTGAGTTTGGGTTGGAGATTGAAAACGAGCAGATATTTATATTTAACAAATCTTATATAGAACAAAAACTACATGAAGAGCCCAAAGCAGGGGATGTAATTAAACCTAGATTCCAGAACCAAAAATATGAAATCTATGAGGTTCAGGAAGATAGCTTTGAGATATATGGTGTTTACCATATGGCTTGCTCTGCTAAACTCCTTCGTGATACTGAAGCTGTCTTGGATGAGGACTTGGATGAAAGAACTGACGATCTTGGGGGGTATCTGAACCTTGAAAACTAGAGAGAATGTATATCTAGGGAAGACCATCCCAGAGATTATAGAAGCTACTACAGAATATGATGGTACTTCTACTAGTGCTGTAGGTAGAACTTCTTCTGCTACATGGAGGGCATTTATATTAAATGCAATTAATAACTCTACAGTTTCCCCTTTTGTGTATAAGGAAGTTTTAAGATCTTTAATAGTGGCTTTTGGAAATGTACACTATGTAACAGGAGATAATAAGCTAACTAGAATAAAGTCTATGCATGCAGCGGGGGAGAGAGCAGTAGCTAAAAAGTTCCAAGAGAATAATATAATCCTCCCCATCATTACTATACATCAACTCACTGCTAAAAGTGACGAAACTAAAAGAAGGTATGATAATATACTAATTCAAAACAGTGTATGGGATGAGGATAAACAGAGAGCAGAGAGGGTGATAGGTTTGGCAGATGTACCCGTAACAATTAGCTTTTCAGTAAATCTATGGACTAGGTATATGGAAGATCTAGACCAAATATCTCAAAGTATTAGATTGAGATTCAATCCTAGCTTAAATCTAAAGACTGAATTTACGGACAGTTTAAAGGTTTTCCTAGAGGATGAGACTAATAACACCGCTATAGACGCAGGGGATAGGGAGATGAGATTGATTAGAAAATCGTTCACGATTTCTACAGAATTGTTTATTCCAAGCCCTAAATTTACCGTCACCTCTACTGGAAGAGTGGAAAAGATTGTGTCTGATTTATGGGTTTCGTAAAAAATAAACTAGGTTGTGGGGCCAACAAAGATAAATAAGTATAGGAGAGATTTATGAAAGTAATAAAAAATGATTCTTATATCGGTAGGCAAATTATACTGTCCACACCCAAGGGTCCTCAATCTAGGTGGTTAGCACCAAGAGAATTTATCGCTGTTCCAGAGGCAGCAATAACCAACACTATTAAAAACTTAGCAAAAAGAAGAGTTTTAAAAATTACTAACGCATAAAGGTATTAAAAATGGCTAATTTCGTCAGTCCAGGTGTATATGTTATAGAAAAGGATATGAGTGATTATTCCACTTCTATTAATCCGTCTGTTGTAGGTGTGGTTGGGTTTGCTGATCAAGGCCCTACCAATAATGCTACTTTAATTACTTCTCAAGAACAATTAGTACAAACTTTTGGAAACCCCGTTGAGGATATCCCAGGACAAGGCTTGGAAGGTTCCTTGGAAATGTTGGAAACCACTAACTCCCTTTACTTTGTTCGGGCTGCTGGTTCAGGAGCTAAGGAGGCTTCTGCTACTGTACAGCTTGGTGGATGTCCCTCATTCTTAGTCTCTGCCGTTAACGGTGGTGTTACTCTTGACGATGCGGTTACAGGGTCTTCAATATATATTTCTCTTCAGGTAGCTATTGATGGGGTTAATTTGTTTAATACTCCAAAACAATTTGACATTCCTAGTGGTACTGTTGCTGGGACTGGGTCTAATAATGCTCAAGGCGCAGCCCTTAAAAAGATTATAGGGGGCTCTTTGGATGGGGCTAATGTTGGAGCTTACTTTAATGCCACTAGTTTAAATAGCGGTTATATTACTGCGGGATTTGCGGGATCTAGTGTGGTTCTTACTGCTTCTGCATGGTCAGATCCTGATAGGACGGCTCCATGGCAGATTCTTCAGCCTATTGGGGCAAGTGGGGAGGTACAAGGGTCTGGTGCTACCGTATCGGTTACTGGTGTAAGTATTCTTCAAACTGGTACTTCTAGTCTAGCTTATTCTGTGCAAAGTCTTTACCCTGGAAGAGGGTATAACGAAGGATCTAAGTCTGATGGAACTACTAGTGGGTACTCTGCACAAGTTCTTAGAACAGGGGGAGAGAATGTTAATTTTCAGATTAGTAAAGATGGGGCTGCTACCGAATCGTTTAAAATTTCTCTCTTAGCTTCTGGTGCTTTTGCTGAAGATGTTATTAACACTGGGTCTACTGATCTTAAATCACAATATATTAAAGGATATTTTGTAGCTGAAGATGCTGATGTTGGGGTCACAGCCCTTACTGATTTTATAAGTACTTTAAATACATCATTTACAGCTAACGAATTCGATGGAACTCCATCAGGGGGGGCTCTAATCCCAGTTAACCCAAGATTTGTTAAGCCTATAGAGGGTACTTATGCTTTAGCTGGTGGAACAAACGGTACTCAGGACGACACTGCTGTAATAGGAAATGTGGCAGAGAAAACTGGTATTTATGCTTTGGATGATGACACTCTTAATATTTCTCTAGGTATTGTTCCTGGGAATAATGACCAAAATGTTCAAAATAATCTTATAACCTTAGCTGAGAATACTCAGGGCTTCCTTGCTGTAGTGTCCCCACCTGAAGGGTTAAATACTGTTCAACAGGCTATTGATTGGACCAATGGGCAGTCCGATGAGAGGACTGGGGCTATCACTAGCAATTATGCTGCCATCTACTGGCCCTGGGTGCAGACCTACGACACTTTTGCGGCTAGGGATAGGTATTATGACCCTGCTATCTATGCAGTCCGTCAGATGGCTTACACGGACGAGGTAGGCGACCCCTGGTTTGCCCCTGCTGGCGTTGTTAGGGGCAGACTTACCAAGCCAACCAATGTTGAGGTTAGCGTTAACCAAGGGGATAGGGACTCAATGTACAGTGGGGGGAATGTTGTGAACCCAATTGTTAACTTCCCACAAAATGGTATTATTATATTTGGACAGAGAACTGCCCAAAGAACTCCTACTGCTCTGGATAGAGTTAATGTTAGAAGGCTTATGATTCAAGTAAGAAAGATACTACTTGCCTCTACTAGACGATTTGTGTTTGAGCCTAACGACTCTACTACTTGGGAAAAGATTACTAATGTTGTTAATCCTATGTTAGATGATATTCGTAGAAGAAGGGGTCTTGTAGATTTCAAAGTTGTCTGCGATGAAACTACCAATACCGCTGTAAGAGTAGATAGAAATGAACTGTGGTGCAAAGTTCTTATGAAGCCCACGAAAACTGCTGAGATAATTGTTTTCGAACTTAACCTCACTAATCAAGCAGCATCATTAACAGGAACAAATACCTAAACCTTTAAAGGATTAAATTATGGCAAGAAATTCTTATTACGCAAATAACTTACAGAGAAACCTAAACGACAGTGAAGGGTTACCTGTAATCTCACAGGACTTAGACTCTATCAGAGCGTATCAATGGGAGATTACATTCTTCCCTCCTGCTGAAGTAGAGATTCCGTTAGGATTTTCCAAGCCTCTTACCTTAGCTGCTAAACAAGTTAATGGTATGACGGTATCAGTTGAGGATATTCCTGTTAATAGGGTGAATGATGTTACTTATTATCCTGGTCGCCCTTCTATGGGTGAGCTTGAAGTGACCTTCGATAACCTGCTAAAGACTAAGACGGGCTGGCAACTTTATAAGTACTTCCAGTCTGTATATGATCCCGCTACAGGTGAGTTTACTTCTACATTCCTTAACTCTCCAGGAAACTTTAAGACTACCGCTGAAGTGCTGGAACTTAATGGTCAGATGGAGCCTGTTTCTTTGGTTAAATTAGTTGGTCTTTACCCGAAAGCTTTTAACAAAGCTGAAAAGAACTATTCCACTAACGAGTTTGACACTGTCTCAGTTACTTTCCGTTACGATTTCTTATTCCAGATGGGAGATACGATAGGCTAGTACACTATAATATATAAACTGAAAACCCAACTCAGCCTGTGTCTTTGGTTGGGTTGGGTTTTTTAATTTAATCATGGATTTTTTCAATCAATTACTAAGTAGCTATGCTCTTCTTAAGAAGAGGAAGTTTCGTGTACGCTTGGAGGAGGCTGATGCTAGGGAGAAAGGCTACTCTGATCTTGTTACCGCAGCAGAGGCTGGCGATAGCGTAGCCGCAAGTGTTATCTCTCAAGTGGATGGTCAGGTGGGCCAAAGCTATGAGGGTTTTGATCCTCTTGCACATGGGGGTGTTGAAGATAAAAGTACTAGTTGTATTACGATTCAGTCTCCCATAGGTGGAGAACCTCTAGAGTTTTGTCCTGGGGCTGGTGGTCGGGCAACTTCGGTTTGGGAGAGGTATAGAAATGAGTTAGCTCAAACCATGTATCCTACAGAGCTAAACACTCGATATGAAGATGGTTCTGCGGAAGATGGGATAGGAGCTACAGTTCCAGCATCTGATCCTATAACCCAGGAGCTAATGCAACATCAGGAATTTTTAGATATACTAACAATGACCTCTGATGAGCCTGGAGAAGAACACATAGGTCCTGAACTTGCCGCATCTATAACTGATCTTTATGGGGTAGCTCAAGAGAACGGTTTAGAAGCGATGGTAATGATGCCTCGTCCTCAAGAGCCTGAGTACGAAAGTATAGAGGGGTTAAGTGGTAAGGCGCGAATAGATGCACATAGGAGAAATGAGGCTCTTAAGAAACAGTACGGAACAGAGCTAAAGGTATGGAATGGATCTAAAAGCTCTTCCCTGTTTAGTAAAATACATGCTAGTGTTGAGGGAGAAGGTGTAAGGACTAGGACGGAAGAGGAAGCTGTGCTTGGGGAGGAAGACGGAGCAGCCTATGTTCGACCTAGCTTGGCAGATATTTTAGGGTCCGTACAGAATCTACGAGGTACTGTGGAATTAGCAAATAAATTAAGGGGTGAGTCTGGTGATTTTACAGAAATAGATTTTGAAGAGTTACAAAGAAACATAACTGGCGTAGAGTGGAGACAAAAAGGAGCTAGTAAGTTTAGAGTATTCATTAAATCTAATGATCTAGATGATTTAGGATTATGTTTTGATTGGGACTTAAGGAAAAGGACAAAAGATGGGAAGTCTTCAGGATTTTCAGACAATAGAACAGCATTTCAAACATTCTTTAAAGAAACTCAGAAGGCTTTAGATGCATGGGGGGTAGATAGAGATGAGAGAGCTAAATTAAAATTAGTTGATAGGGATAAGATTAAATATCAAGGGGGGGAAGCTACTCCTACTAAGGTTATAACAGATGTCTCTGAAGATTTAGATACTATCGTAACTTTAATGACCATATCTGCCGCAGGGGGTTCAGGTTCTTTACACGCTACCGCAGAAGCTACTAAAATGTTTGCAGACCTTTATGAAAAGTTTGGAAATAGCTTATTAACAGCATTACAAATTGTAAAGGGTGTTAGTGAAGGTGAATTAGTTGGTACGAAGCAAACAGAATCTTTAGAGGAGTCTGTTTCAGATGTAATGAGTATAATTCTGGATAAGGACGAAGAAATTCAAGAGATAATGGCATCTGATGTGGATGGGGAAAGAATTCCTGTTAGAGAATTATTCAAAGTTTATATGCGGAAAATGATGAAGTGGCGAAAGAGAGATATGGACAGAATGAAACCTGATTTTGTTGCGAGGGTTGGTTCTTCTGTCGCTGGGGTCGGTGGAGCTAAAGTTGATCAAAGATTATTTTATAATACTAAAGAGTCTGCTAATGACGCAGCAAAAAGAGGGGAAGTTAGATCTCCTGTTAGATCGGGTGTTCTAAGAGATATATTAGATGAAGATGAACTTAAACTTTCTGTACAAAGATTCGGTGTTGACCCAGACCAAGAAGTTCATTACATTAATGATTCTTTAAAATGGACTAATGATTCTGGTAGAACTAATATAGGGTCTACTGGATCTGTTTTGAATATGTCTAAAGCTTTTCATGGTAGCCAGTCTGGTGAAGTACTTACCCCAGAAGAAGAACAAGATAGGGATTACCATGAGGGTTTAGTGGATACTTTATTACCTCCTACAGACATACAAGGGATGAGTAAAAGCAAAGCTAAAGAGGCGCAAGCACAAGATGCAGAATCTAGGCAGCAGGTAAGAGAAAACTTTAAAACTATGCAGGACGATATTAAGGGTTTAAATAGGATATTTGCAGGGGAAGATAGTAGTACTAATCTGTCCCCATCACAGACTCTTAAAATGCTGGGTGATTCTTTTGATGATGATACACTTACTCAACTAGGAATATCTCCCCAAGCTATGGAAAGTTTTAAGCAGGAGTTGCGAGAGCATGATAATCAGGATGTTCCTTTAGGTAGTTCTTTTATGAACGATTTTAAAGGTAGAATAGAGTATGCTATGGTGACTGGTAGAATACAGCAAGGAAGTACTACACTAAATAAGAAGGGAGAAAGAGTTCCAGCAGAAGGAGGAGTAGCTAGGTCCTGGAGACAAGTAGCTGCTCTTTATACTATGAGAGGGTGTTACGATACTACTGACTCTGAAATGGTGGTACAAAATTATAAGAGCGGTGATTCTTATAGGTATCAAGGTAATCCCTACCTAATGGATGGGTTAAACTCTTATATAGATACTGGTGAAGGGTTTAGGGCCAGTGGAAGGAGTATGAGTATAGGAGGATATACTTCATCCTTTAATACAAGTAAGACAAGTGGGAGAACTTATTTAAAGTGTACTGCACCAGTACACAAAGAAGGTAACTTAATACCTTTTAAAGAAGGTATAGAATATTCATCTACAGAACTCATGCATAAGTTGTTAGAAGTTCAAGAGTTAATGTTTAGTCACTTAATTAAAGAATAAAGACCTATCTATACTTAGTAGATCTTTAAATGCTGTTAAGGCATAGTCCTTCAGTATGTATATCACTCTTTTATTGTTAAGCTTTAGTTGATTACATATATGGCTATCTTGCTTAATTAAAACTATAATATCACGACGATCCTGAGCCATCAACACTAATCCTGATTTATTTGCTTCTTCAGCATCTTTTTCTGTCTGTTTGATGAACTCATAGATCTTAGATTTTGGATTGAGTAGGGAGTATAGGTCCAGATCGTTGTAACCCTTCTTACATTCGATGGTATAGATGAAATTCTTAGGAGTTATCAAATCCCCATGGATCTTTAGGTGGTCTGGTAGCTTATGCGTGGTAGCAAATGCTCCTGACCCAGGGGTTCTTTGGAAGTCTGTAGTTTCAAAGTGTTCATTAAGAAGCTTTGCTACCTTCCTTTCAAATGCTGACCCCTTAGCCTTACTATTCTTACGCTTGGGTTTCTTACGCATGTTATCTAAATTGTATAAATCTTCCATGTTTGTCTCCTTCTGTACTATTATAGATCATGAACAAGAGTGTATCAGATGCTTTGGATGTGGTCGCAGATTCATTTGATGTTTCTGAGTGGAGTGTTAAAGTTTTAAATAGGACAAAAGATAGAATGAAAATTACATTTAAGTTAAGTAAGGATGAGGCAGAAGCCTTCCAGAGTTTCCAAAATCAGACTAGACCTGATGAGATTTCAGAAGATAAGTTTGTTAAATCTATCTTCTTTCTAGGGTTAACTACCTTAGAAACTAATCTTAAGCATAAGATAGCGGAAGAAATGGCTAAACATGTTGAAGATGAAGATATTATTTTCCCTGACGAAGAATCCGAAGAAACTCCTACTGAAGAGTAACTAGATTGAGAACTTTATTAAAAGAGAACGAGCTAAATAAATTAATTAAAGATCAGAGAGCGCGAGGTAACAGGGAGTTTATTCTCTTTACCTCTCTGTGGGACACAGTTTCCGATAATGTATTGGAAGCTATTAAAAACAAACCACCTAAAGTTTCTCTATCAGTTATCAATTCCTTCGACACCCCACATAGTTTTGTGATTTGGGGTGTGAAAAAGACACCGTGCTTGGTAGTATTAGAGGGCAGAGGCAGGGAGAAGAGATTAACCGTCACTGACCATGTAACTGACATCTATAGACGACTACGCTTGGAGAAATAATGGAAGGAGAGTATACGAAGAAGGCTTCTGAAAGAACCTACTCAGATATAGGGTCTATGGTGGGGAAGCTTGTTGAGGATAAGCAGAAGGCTTATGGGGATTCTTTTGGTAGGAGTGGTAGGTGCTTGAAGGAAATGTTTCCTAATGGTATCGAGGTAGACCAGTATGGGGACCTCCTTACAATTGCCAGGATACTGGATAAGCTATTTCGCATAGCTAATGACCCAGACGCATTTGATGAGAACCCTTATCAAGATATAGTTGGGTATGCGTTGTTAGCTATGCGAAGATACGGTTAGCTAGACTTATTCTTCATCAGTTCTTCGTAAGCATCCAGCTTCTCTTTATATTTCTTATTCTTTGTGTAGATTAGCCTGAGATTATTCATTATAATTGTAGTGAAGTAATTAAAAGCTTTTCCATTTTCTGGTTTGAACTTTCCTATGGTCTTAAGAATAAGTACAAAGCATTCTTGTTTGGCATCATCTAGATCTACTGTGAATCCGTAAGAATTAACAATGTTATGGATTAGCAGATCAAACATAGAAAATAGCTCTTCCTCATGTTTTCTTGGATCTTCTTGGTATAATAAGATCAGTTCCTCAAACCTTTTGTTGTCTATGTAGTGTTTCGCCATGAACCTTAATAATTTATATGCTGAGAGCGGAGTGGGTATCAATCCTCTATGTGAGGGTTGCTCCATTCTTAAGATCAACAAGTCTGAACATTGTATTGTTGATTATGAGAGTGTTAAGCCCGTAGATGTATTGTTCGTTACTGAGTCCTATGCCTGTAAAAATAATGGGAAGTGTATCCCCTTACCTAAGCAAGCAAAAGACCTCATCGAAGATATTATAGTCCCACTTAAAGTTTCTTATGCATTCTCTCCATCTGTAAAGTGTCCTAGCGTCAAAGATGCTGACATGACCCCATCAGATAGGGAGATTTGTAGAGAGCATTTGTTTCGTACTATAGATAGCTACAAACCTAAGCTAGTGTTCGTTTGTGGTAACCTAGCCATGAAGATGCTTATTAAAAAGTCTGGGATTACTAATAAGAGGGGCTCCCTGTACAAGTACGAAGAGTATAATGTGGTTCCTTTGTATCACCCCTATCAGGTAGTGGTTGAACCTAAGAATAAGTTTCTCTTTGAGAGGGACATTAAGAACTCTGTTGACAAGTATGTGTTTGGGAATACAACCAAGGCAGACTTTGATTACACTCTCCTCTCTACTATGGAGGATGTTGAGAAGGTCTGTGATGAATTATCCCAAACTAGCGATGACCTAGCGTGTGACATTGAGACAACGGGGCTTAACTTTTTAACAGACACCATTATGACCATAGCCTTTAGTACGTCTAAAGGAAATTGGGTTATCCCGATATTTCATAGAGAAAGTCCTTTTACTGAGGATGAGGGTGCTAGTATACTGGGTACTCATGTGAAGTGGGTACTGGAGAATCAATCCAATAAGAAGATCCTCCAGAACTGTAAGTTTGATATTAAGTTCCTCCTCAAGTATGGCATTTCTCCTGTGAATGTATACGATACAAAAATCATGGCACACCTGTATAACGAAGTCCTCCCTAAGAGTCTCATGGATCTAGTGAAACTCTTCTTCCCTGAAGAATTGGAGAACTTCTAGTGCTTACAGTAAAAGAGGGAAAGAAGTTTGATTGGGCCGCACTTACCCTGGAAGAGTGTGCAACGGGTAATGCCTTAGATGCCTCATATACTTTGAGGATATATGATGAACTAAGGGACAAACTGGTGGCGAACGGGACATTACCTGTGCTAGACAAACTTCTTTCTCCTCTTTTCCCTGTATTCGCAGACATTGAGTATAAAGGATTGGATGTTAGCTTAGACGAGTTGGGTGTGGTGGGCCAAACCCTGAATCAGTTGTTGATGGATATTGAAGATGGATTGTATGTGTCAGACAAGGTAGCGAAGACTGCAAACTTGTTGTCTACAAAAAATCTTATTGATATTCTCTACTCTGATTCGGGGTTTGGTTTTTACCCCCCTGTAATGACAAGTAAAGGAAATCCTTCTACTAACAAACAATCCCTAGATACACTTTTAACCCAAATTGAAGCGGAGTTAGAAAAGCGTGGCAAGAAGAAATAAAAACCTAGACAAGCAGATCAGCGCAGACTATATTAGCAAGAAGTCTACAGAAGATTTGCGCGAAGCTAAGGGTTGGTTAGATTCCTTATTAGAGCTACGCAAAGTACAAAAGCTGTATAATACTTATGTGAATGGTATTAAGAGAGCAGTAGATATTAATGATGTTAATAAGGTGTATGTAGATTACCGAATGGACGGGACTCTAACTGGTCGTCTTAGTTGTGCTTCTTATAGTAATATGGGTGTATCGTTCCACACACTCCCCAGAGAGGACAAGCACAATATAAGAAGTATGTTCACTGCTCCCGAAGGATACTCTTTTATTACTGTAGACTATGCTGCGATGGAGTTGAGGGTTCTAGCACACATTGCTAAAGAAACTAAGATGCAGGAGGCATTTACTGCTGGAGTAGATCTACATACTTATACGGCAAGTTTGTTGTTCCAAAAGAAAGAAGAGAAGATTAAGAAGCAGGAACGGCAGATTGCTAAAGCGGTATCGTTCCTTATTGCTTATGGAGGTGGGGCGTACCGTCTTTCGGAAACTACAGGCATCTCACAAAGAAGAGCAGAAAAGATAATTGAAAAGTACGCAGAAGTTTATCCTGGCATTTTCCGCTACATGGATTTCGTCCATGATTTTATTAGGCAAAACCAATATGCATATACTATATTTGGGAGGCGTAGGCATCTCCCTGATGTTACTTCACGCGATAATCAAGTTTCTAAAGGTGCGCTCCGACAAGGACTCAACTTTACAATCCAAAGCGCAGCGTCTGACATACTGCTCTGTGCGATCAAAGGTATCACGCAATCGTTTAAGGGACTCAATGCCCGTATCGTAGCAACCGTACATGACTCTGTAGAGATTATCGCTCCTCACGATGAGGTGGAGGAGGTGCTAGAGATTGTGTACGATGAGATGGTAAACTATAAGACAGTTAAGAAGGACTTCGGTATTCAGTTTAACCTTCCTTTAAAGATTGATGCTGAAGTAGGCACTTCCTTTGGGGATGGTAAAGAGGTAGAGTTTAAAGATGGGAGACCTGTTCTATGAGAACTGTAGTTATAGGAGACATTCATTTAGATAGTAAAAGTAGGGGGCATCTTAATGCTCAACTAGCTACTATAGAATCTATTATTGCTGAAGAGAATCCTGGAGAGATTATTTTTCTAGGGGACATATTCATGCATAGAAATCCCACTCCAAAAGTATTGGTTGGGTTTAAAGAGTTGCTAGACATTTGGACAGATGCTAGTATAACTGTACACCTTTTGAGAGGCAATCACGATTCTGCTGATAAATCAGATAATGGTCTGACAGCATTAGAAGTGTATAGATCTCAGTATGTCCATGTTTGGAACCGATTTGGAGTTTATAATGATAAATATTTCATCCCACATTACGAAAATGAGGACACTATTAGAGCGTATCTGTCACGGTGCCCTCAAAACGCTCAAGCTTTTGGGCACTTTGGTTATCTCGGTAGTCTCAATTCTGTTGGTGATGCCGATTCTACTCTTAGCATCTCTGACTTTAAGTGTAAAACTTACCTTGGACATATTCATAACTTTAAACAAAATGGATTGGTTACAATTCTTGGTACTCCGTACAGCACAAACTATGGTGAAGCAGGAGCCCAAGGATATTATCTTGTCCTTCATGAAGAAGTCCTCGGACCTGTCAGAGAAGAATTCAAAGAAATACGATTCGGACCCAGACATGTGGTAACTTCTTTAGAGGATGCTAATGATCGTGCTAAGGAATTAAGTGACGCTAGTTGGTATACTATGTTACGAGTAGCATTACGATCAGATGAGTCTGCCTCTGAACTATCTGAGAACTTGCGTGTGGAGGAATTAGATATTAAAGTAGCTCCTGCGTTTGGAGATGATGATGAAATATCTAAGTATAAACCTAATAGAGATCTGTTTACGATTAACGAGCAGATTATTACTGATTATGTCGAGAACTGCGATGTATCTCCTACCTTAACTAAAGAAAATTTAATGGAAGGATACTCTCTGCTAAAGAAAGGAGACCCACTACCAGATGAAGATTAGAGATATAACAATACAAAACTTCTTGTCCATTAAGAAAGCCCGTATAAACTTGAAGAAGTTTGATGGGCTAACCATTATTAAGGGGAAGAACTTAGACACAGGTGGAAGTAATGGGTCAGGTAAAAGCTCTATCGTAGAAGCTATTTACTTTGCTCTAACTGGTAAGACTCTACGCAAAAGTACTGAAGCTTCTCTTGTTAATTCCCAGGCAGGTAAAGGACTTGTGGTTAGCTGTAACATATCGCTTGATAACACTAAGATCTTAAGCATTGAAAGGTGTAAGAAGCCAACTAAGATGACACTTACTTTAGATGGTGAGGATATTACAGCTAAACATGCTAATGATTCTCAAGCTATCATTGACGAGTTACTTGGTACAAACCATAAGGTTCTATTAGCATCTATGTTCTTCGGTCAGGCTAATGATGTAAACTTCTTAGACTGTACCCCTGCTGTTAAGAGAGACATTATCAGAAACTTCCTTAACCTTGATGAGATCTTTGATATGCGTGAGCATATTAGAGAGTATAAGTCTGAGTACTCACAGAGGATTAAGGTAGCAGACGCAGTTATACATACCATTAAGTTAGATGTGGAAGACTTGGATAGAAAGATATCAAATATTCAGACAGATATTAATATAGATCTGAATGAGCTAGAGAAGAAGTGGGATATTTACAATAAGAATACTCGCCTATGGGAGAAGCTTGAGAGGGAAGAGGAGTCTTTAGAGTATGCTATATCACATTATAAAAATAAGATGGCAGACAAGCACCCTAAATGCCTTACTTGTGGGCAGACTGTCCCCAAAGATGATTTTGTTGAGAAAATGGCAGAAAAACAGTTTGAATTGGATGGAGTGCGTGATAGAATGGAGAGCATGGAATATCCAGTGTGTCATGCTGCCCCACTATACACAGTAGAGTATGCTAGACTGGCTCAGGGTAATGCTGAAGTGTTAGATGGTCTAAGGAAGGAGAAGGAAGAGAAGATTAAGGAGTTAGAGGATAGGAAAGCTATTTCCCACACAGGATCTCAGGTAATGAGGTTCTGGGAGAGAGCATTATCAGAGAAAGGAATTATTAAGTATATTATTCGTAATGTTTTGGAGTATTTTAATGACCGTACTAACTATTACTTATCATATTTAACAGATCCTAACTTTTCTTTAGAATTTGATGAAGAATTATCCGAGTACATAAAAATTGGGGACCAAGAAATACACTATATATCATTGTCTGGAGGCGAAAAGAGAAAACTAAACCTTGCCATCATGATGGCTCTTAAAGACCTTTTACTACTCACAGACACAAACCACTCTAATCTACTATTTTTCGATGAAGTAGCTGAGAATATAGATGAGGATGGTATACAGGGACTCTATAATCTATTGCTGGAGTTGAAGAAGACAAGACAAATATTCGTTATCACACACAACAAACACCTTAAGACATTATTAGACTCGTCCAAGAGGTTAACCGTAGAGAAAAAGAAAGGTATATCTAAAATATGGCACAAGTAAAATTATCCGAACTGGGGCAAGAGATCTTTGATACGAGATACGCATACCCAGGAGAAACCAAGTGGGCTGAGAGAGCTAAAGTTATTGCTAGGTCTGTAGCTACTGCTGAGAAGGATGCGGATAAGGAGAAGATAGAGAAATTATTTTATGATATCGTAGGTAGTGGTGACTTCATTCCTGGGGGTAGAATTATCTATGGGGCAGGTAGGAATAGTGGTAGTTACAATATGCTCAACTGCTATGTCATTGTACCTGAAGATACTGTACAAAGTATTGGTAAGACCGTAGATGATATGTACCAGATCTCTTGTGCTGGAGGGGGCATTGGATTTAATGTCTCTAAGATTAGACCTAAGGGGGATGACATTGGTAATGTTGCTAACTCTGCCCCAGGGTCTGTGTCTGTGCTTAAAATGATCAATGAGATTGGAGACCATGTTAGAGCAGGTAAGAACCGTCGAACTGCACTCATGGGTATACTTAATGTAACACATCCTGATTTAATGGATTTTCTTCATGTGAAACTGGACAAAGGTGAACTAAATAACTTTAACATTTCAGTTGCTATCACTAATAGATTTCTTGAGGCTATAGAGTTAGATGAGGACTGGTACTTTACTTTTAATAATAAGAAGTATCATCCTTATGTGTTAGCTAGAGTTAATATTGAGCAACCAGAAGTGTATGAAGAGGTCATGGTTAATGGTCTCAATAAAGAAGATGCTATTACCAGAGCTAATAACTTCTATCAGAAACATTGGAAGGATGAGTTTGAATATGTGGGAGAAGGACAAATCAAAGCAAGGGATCTTTGGAAGACTATTTGGGAAAATGCTGTCGAGTCTGGAGACCCTGGTGTTTACAATATTGATCTTGCCAATAGCTTCACTAATGTCTCTTATTTTGAATCCCTGGACTCCACAAATCCATGCGGAGAGATATCTCTACCAAGCTACGGTAATTGCTGCCTTGGCAATGTTAACTTATCTAATATGGTCCTCGATGATGGATCTGATGTAGACTGGAAACGGTTAGCAAAATCTGTTAGGGGTGGCATTAGGTTCCTAGATAATGTACTGTCTATTAACAAGTTTCCTGTTGATGATTGTAAAGAAGTGGCAGAGAGATCTAGAAGGGTTGGTCTGGGCGTAACTGGATTACATTACATGCTTATTAAGTTAGGTCTTAGGTATGGAAGTGAGAAGTGCTTGGAGTTCTTAGAAAGATTGTTTGCTACCATTAGAGATGAGGCGTATAAGCAGTCGGTGTATCTGTCGAGAGACAAAGCTCCTTTTGCTGCCTTCGATAGAGAACAGTACTTAAATGAAGAATTTGCGAAGACACTTCCAGCAAGGATTAGAATGCTTATTAAACGGTATGGAATTCGTAATGCTGTCATGCTTACTATCCCTCCTTGTGGTACTATATCTATGCTCATGGGTGTTAGCAGTGGGATTGAGCCTATTTTTTCAGCTATGTATCTCCGTAGGTATAGACAAGGTAGTGTGTGGAAAGAAAAGCTAGTGGTTGATCCTCTTTTCGAGGAGTATCATAACGAAGGTAAGGATATTTCTAAATTCATTGGAGCTTATGATATTAATGGAGATGAGCATCTAGCAGTTCAGGCTACTATTCAAAGATATATTGATTCTTGTATTAGCAAGACTATCAATCTGCCCAGTACAATGGAAGCTAAAGAGGTGATGGATACAGCGTTTGTTTACATGCCGTATTTGAAGGGCATGACAGTCTACAGGGCAGCGTCTAAGGAGAATGAGCCCCTTGTAGCGATACCGAATACCCCCGAGAATATCTCTCGTTATATGGGCTCTCAGGAGGAGACAGGGGTAGGTGTTGGAGATGCTTGTAGTTTGATTGGAGGCTCCTGCGGAGCGTAAATTAATAAATATATAATACTCATACCGCTTACTTTCCAACTAAATAAAGTAAGAGGTTTTATACTATGAGTCCAAGATTTCCCCCAAGTGAAAGAAAAGGAACTGGCAGACAAGC